AAATTTCTTAATCCATTTGTAAACATCGTACAATTCATTCAATGTCATAAAGTCTTGATTATGAAAAGAGATATTTATTCCTTGAATACCCCAATCTTTATGTACAAGTTCTTTTATGAAATCGGGATTATTCTTCAACTTTATACCATTGGTAGTTAAGCGTATCATCTGTAAATCTGTGCTTTCTCTTAAATCCCGAATTAAATCCAATATATTAGGATGCAGCAAAGGTTCTCCTCCCAATATGATAGCCTCTTTTACTCCATATTTACGAATCAGTTTACGGATATTGTAAACAGCTTTAGCCATAGGCAAATTAAGCTGATGGTCTGTTTCTGAATTTATGCAATATGCACATTTACACTGACAATTATTTGTTGCTACAATACTTAGATAGGAATTATCTGATACCATTCCTATATCAGTAGGGATATATTTGTTTTGCTTGAATATCTCAAGCGAATTAGTTTGAATTATATTCATTTTTGTTCTGTATTGATCGTCTTCCCGATATCAGGAAAACGTTTTGGTTATTAAATAAAAAATAGCGATCTGATAGACCACTATGTAAATCGAACTTGGGGATATTTTAAATTCTCAATAGCTTCTTTGTCTCCATTGGCAGCACGTCTCTTAGTCTCCAAATACCAAGTATAGGGATTATACCCTTTGGGGATTGTATATCCGGCAGGCAATTCCCGTCTAGCTAATGCTTCCTCATTAATCTTTCGCTTTTCACATCGATCAATTTCTTTCTGTCTCTCTGGAATAAACTCTTTGAAAAAAGCATTTCCAATCCTTCGGGCATCAAATTGAGAAAAAGAGTTATCGTATCTTCCGGACTTGTATCGAGAAAAAAACAGCATTAGTTCTGATAACTTGTATATCTGAACAGACGACGCAAATGTCTGAGCAAATATTCCGATTCCTTGTGCTACCCCTTCGTCTTTACAAGAACTAGACCCAAATAATGCCAGCACTTGCGCATAAATCCACATTTCCGCATTTCCTTCTCCATAAACTTCATCATACTTTTTAATCGTGGGACAATTTGAAAAATATGCTTTTTCTGGATTCTGAGCCACATAAGCCCAGTTTGTCGGAGAAAAGACACGCTCAATATCAGAAGGGTCTTTCCACTTCGTTAACCAAGCCTTGCTCTCTACGCTGACGCTCGGCAATGAATTGCTGCAAGGCATGGTCATTTGCTTCCTGCTTGCTTGTACAAGGTTTCTGATTGTTTCCATACTTTTTTTGTTTTAGCCATTCTTGATAATCACGTTCAGTACCAGAGAATACGACTCCGGTCCAATTGGATTCTATAGCTCGCTCTATTTGTC